TGAAACATCATCTGCCTCCCGAGCGGTAGTTTGCTCTTTGTGCCGCAGTCACCACGATTTCATCAATCCTGTCCTGGCCGATATACACGGGAATGGTAATATCCCCGCCACCCTGACCCGTTTGCCCCAGTGCTTCTGTGAGCCGCTGGATCAGGGAAACGTTATCCGCACCGTTTATCGCTGTGGCTCCTGCGCCGCCCGCCTGTATCGAAGGTGATAACACCATACCGGATGCCACATCCTCCATCGCAGTGGAAACCAGTCTCCGGCTTTTTTCAATGCCTTGTGCCAGTCCCTTCATGAAATCCGGCATCCAGCTTTCATAATCCGTCAGGGGACCTTCATCCGGAACCGAAAAGTGGAGCACAGACCGGATAGCATCCGCCACGCTTCTCGCCGCGTCCGCGACTGCCCCGATGGCGCTTCTGATGCCGTTGACGATGCCCATGATAAGGTCGCGGCCCCAGGAATATGCCCGTCCAATCAGACCCGTGACAAAGCTGACCGCCTGGTTCAGGCCGCTGCTGATGGTGCTGTAGATCTGGCTGATGATGCCTGCAATCGCCGAACGCATATTGTTCCAAATGGACTGCACAGCGGAACTGATACTGTTCATTAGGGACGTGACAGTGCTCTTTATGCTGTTCCATATGGAGGAGATGGTGCTGGAAATAGCCTTCATCACGTTCGTGATGACACCCTTTATGGCATTCCAGGCAGTGGTCACGGCATTGCGTATCGCTTCCAGGGCTGTGCGGATGGCCGTGGTAATGGCATTCCATATGGTTTCAAACAGATTACGGGTGTTTTCCAGAATCGGCATCAGAAAGGCAACGATACCATTCCATATTTCCTCGACCTTTGCCCTGATCCCGTTCAGCGCTGTTCCAATGAAAACCTGGATGGCCTGCCAGATGGTTTCGAACAGAGACTTCAGCGTATCCAGCAACGGAGCCAGGGTCCCGTATATCCCGTTCCATATGGTCGTTATGGTGATCCATATTGTCTGCGATACCGTCGTGACCGTTTCGCAGATCGTGTTCCATACAACAGTCGCCGCTTCTTTTATTCCATTCCATAGGGTTGTCAGCGTTGTTGTGATTGTCGTCCATGCCTGTGACAGGAAATTCCCTATGGCTTCCACCGCAACCGTAACGGCATTCTTGATGGTCTCCCACAGGTTAATCCAGAAATTGCGGAAACCCTCAGAATGATTCCAGAGGTAGATGAAAGCCGCAACCAATGCAGCCACCGCCGCGATAATCAGCACAATCGGGTTCGCGGCAAGCACCGCCCACAACGAGCTCAGCGCACCCTTCACCACGCCTATTGCAGAAACGATCTTCGGTCCCCAGGACATGACTGTGCTGATTGCTCCGGCAATCTTCGGTGCCCAGGTCATGATGGTACCGATAGCGGACACCACCTTGCCTACAACTATAAGGACAGGCCCTATTGCCGCGACAAGCAGCGCAATGGTGGTTATGATACGTTTCGTCCCTTCGCCCAGACTGTTCAACCAATCCACCACACCCTGGATGGCGCTTACGATACCCCGGATCGCTGGGATAAGGATCTCACCGAAGGAAATGGCCAGCTCCTGCAACTGTGATTTCAGAATGGTCAGCTGGCCTTCCAGGTTATCCTGCATGGTGTCGGCCATCTGCTGGGATACGCCATCACAGTTGGCAATCGCCTCAGACAGCTTGTTTACGTCCGCCTCGGAGGCGTTCATGATGGCCAGGAATCCGCTCATGGCGGTCTTGCCAACCAACGCCTCGGCTGCAGCTGCCTTTTCTGATTCAGACAGATGTGAGAAAGCCTCCCGGCAATCCATGAGGATGTCGCTCAGCTCCCTCATGGAGCCATCTGCGTTGGTGGTCTGAATCGTCACCGTCCCGATGGCCTCACCCGCGATTTTGATCTCCCCGGACAGCTCCGTCATCATCTTGCGGAGGGACGTTCCGGCTTGAGAGCTCTTTATGCCTGCATTGGCCATGAGGCCAATGGCCAGAGCTGTATCCTCGGCGCTGTAGCCTAGCGCACCGGCGATGGGCGCAGCATATTTGAACGTCTCACCCATCATGCTGACGTTGGTGTTGGCATTGGAGCTGGCCGCTGCCAGGATATCCGCAAAGTGCCCAGCGTCATTCGCAGAAAGGCCAAAGGCCGTGAGAGCGTCAGTAACGATATCCGATGTGGTAGCCAGGTCTTCACCGGATGCAGCTGCGAGGTTCATGATGCCCTCGATACCGCCCAGTATGTCCTTGGTTTTCCAACCGGCCATCGCCATGTATTCCATGGCAGCAGCAGCCTCGGACGCGCTGAACTTAGTCTTCGCACCCATTTCCCTGGCTTTCGCCCGCAGGTCATCCAAATCACTGCCGGTCGCGCCGGAGATGGCGGCGACCTTGCTCATTCCGGTATCAAAGTCGGAAGCGGTCTTTACCGCCGCTGTGCCCAGTCCGACCACTGCAGCGGTAGCAGGGAGGAATTTCTCGCCGACGCTGGTAATGTTGTCGCCGATGGTCTTGAGCTTTTCACCCTTCGCGGCAATCTCCTGAACAGCCGTTCCGGACTGTCTGGCCTGCTCCTCCAATCGCTTCAGTTCTTCGGTGGTCTGTATGATCTCACGCTGGAGAGCATCAAACTGCTCCTGAGAAATTTCACCGTTGGCGAGAGCGATATTGGCCTGCTCTGATGCAGTCTTCAGCGTTTCCAGTTTGCTCTTCGTTTCGCCGATAGCATCACCCAGCAGACGCTGCTTCTGGGAAAGAAGCTCTGTATTGCCGGGGTCCATCTTAAGCAGCTTTTCCGTATCCTTCAGTTGCGCTTGGGTATTGCTGATTTCCTTATTGACATCCTTAAGCGCATTCTGAAGTTTAGTGGTATCACCACTGATTTCAACGGTGATTCCCTTGATGTTTCGCCCCGCCATACGACAGCCTCCTTTCCGTCAGAATCGTTTGTGATTACTGCCTTTGGTCAATCCAAATCATGGCTCCAATCCAGCACAGGAACAGGATCAGTATGGCCAACAGCCAAGGCCAGCTTTCACAGATAAACATATCAAATTTGGTCACCAAAACCATGAGTCTTTGTTCGGTGATCATAAGGAGCCTCCAATCTGTGTATCAGAAATTGTCGAAATCCTCCTGTGAGGCGAGCTCCCGGTACTTGTAATCATCGTTCCTGCTCTCGGCATACATATCGTTCACCATCCCAATCGTCACCAGGTCAAGGTCGCGAAGAGACAGCCCGATTTGAAGACACCGGAGCAGGAACAACGGTGTGGTCATTTCCCTTTCAGTCTGGCGAAGTTTTTTTTAGCCTCGACATCGGCCTTCACATTCAATCCCCACAGATCAATGATCTCCGGGAGCACCTGATAGATGCTGAAGGTGTTGAACCGCTCCAGCCATTCCTCAGGTGTGTTGGGGATAGACGGGTCTGCATGCTTAGCCATGATAAAGGAAATGTTCTCAAACATCTCCAGGGAAAACGAGTCCAGCCTGGAGGCATTCTCATCGTTTTCGCCAAGGGATTTCTGCAACGCGGACAGATCCTTGTAGATATCCCGATGGAACTTCACGCGGTACAACCGTGGAACAGCTGCGGACGCACGGAAGGTAACCTCCTGGCCGTCAATACTGATCGTCTTGGTCACTGCCATGGTTTATCCCTCCTCATCATCGTCTGTAGCGCCCGATTCGGTCGCTGGCATGTACACCTCGCTGTACCAGTTTTCATAGATCGTGGCATCGGTGGTATCGCCCGTCTTCGCCTTGACGGTACCATCCGCCAGAGGGGACGCCTTGATGGTCAGCGTCTCAGTCTGGACCTCTTTGCTCTCCTCATTGGTCTTGCCCTCGATACCGGGGCGAGAGGCAGCGCAGTTGTAGAGTACATGGCGGATGTGCTTCTGGTCGCCGTCGAACTCGAACAGCAGGGCAAACGCGGCGAGGTTGGAATCTGAATTCTCCACCAGCACGCCGTTGGAATCCA